GATGGTTACCAAGGAGTCGACCGTGTTCCTGGAAAAACGGCTGACCGACTTTGTGATGATAAGGTCGATCTTCCCTGCAAGGGCATCGTCAATCATCTCGGTGAAGCCTTTTCTCTGCTTGGTATTCGTGCCGGTCACAGCCTTGTCCGAATACATCTTTACGAATTCCCAGTCCGCCCGGCTTTTGATATAGTTGGTATAATATTTGATCTGGGCATCATAGGAAGTCTCCTGCTCTTCGCTATCCGTGGATACACGAGCGTAGGCTGCTACCCGTTTCTTACGGAAGGACTCTTGCTGAAGTCCACATTTGAATGTTTTCGTTGCTGGTATAATAGTTACTTGCGGCATCTTTTCTTCTCCTTCATAAGTTCTCCGAATTCCTTTCTTTTCTCCTCGGTCCAGGTGGATTTTCTCGAATGATATTCCCAATGGCGAGTGATCTCCGTCCCATCCTTCATTTTGAATAAAAGCGTATTATTCGCAATCGGTATTATTTTTTCGATCGTTTCTTTCAAAATGGTATTGTTTAACTGTTCAATTCCCACGACATCACAAGTGACCGCCGTTAGGATATCCTCGGGTATAGTTTGCGTTTGCGGACAGGCTTCTTTTCCTTTTTGTGATGAGGTGCTACACACCCAGGCTACCGTATAATAAGTTTTCTTTCGGCGATAGTGAACTCCACAGCAAGGACACCGAATCATCCCGGTAAACGGATATATCTCCCCCTTTTCTGGATTGTAGTTCTTTAGGTATTTTTTCTTTCGCCTTTCCGTCTCTTCTTGGATTGCCTTGAATGTTTCAAGCGGTATGATTGCCTCGTGGGTTCCCTCTGCGTGGTACATTGGATACTCCCCTCTGTTCCTATTCCACTTCTTTGTCAGGTAGTCACTCGTAAATGAAGTTTGAAGGAGAAGGTTCCCGGTATAGTTATATTGCTTTAGTATTCCGCTTACCCCGGCATGGTTCCAAAGTCCGCCACCACTACTTGGTATCCCTTCGGCATTGAGCATCTTCGCAATCTTGACATAGCCGTGTCCTTCAAAGAAATACTGAACAATCTTGTGGATGACCGCCGCCTCTTCGGGAATTATCTCAAAACGTCTGTTAATCAACCTATAGCCGTAGATATGCCCGCTCCAGGGTTTGCCTTCTTCAAAGCATTTTTTGATTCGCCACTTCATGTTTTCGCTATTAGAAAGGCTTTCTTCTTGGGCAAATGCCGCAAGGATCGTAAGCATCAACTCACCTTCTGTGGTAAAGGTGCTGATATCTTGTTCTTCAAAGTAGACCTCAACTCCCATCGCTTTCAACTCTCGGCATGTTTCAAGCAACACCACGGTGTTTCGGGCAAACCGGGAAATCGCCTTTGTGACAATTAGGTCAATGTTCCCCTTTTTGCATTCTTCCACCATGGCGCAAAACTGCTTTCTCATCTCCTTCGTTCCCGAAATCGGCTCGTCCGCATAAACACCGCAGAACTGCCACCCCGGGTGCGACTGGATGTAATCTTGGTAATAACTGATTTGCGCCGACAACGAGTGGATCATCGTATCTTTGTCATAGGAGACACGTGCATAGGCACAAACGCGCTTGATCTGCATCGTTGGGAGCTTTTTCGGTGTTATCGTTTCAACTACTCTGTCCATTCATAACCTCCTGTTTTTTGTATGCGTATATTACCTCTAAAACAGGATTTTATCCAGTCATTTCGAGCCATTATCACGGAAAATACTCGACAAATTGATACAATATTTTTCGCACATTTTTGTCTCTATTTTTATAAATTCATCAACCGTGATAACCCCCTGGGAAAGCATCGATTTTGCCATCGTCATAGCAAGTCTGTATCCTACCAAGTTATCATACATTTCCTTTTCCATATCGCTCTTTCCTCCCTATTGCCGAACACTGACGTGAACAGTAAACCCTATGCGGATTGCCGTTCGCTGTGAAGGCTTTCCCGCAAACCGGGCAGACATAGTTATATACCGCTTTGGGCTTTCTCTCTTCCGGATGCTTTGCCCACCAGGACATTCGGCAAGCATCCGAACAGAACTTCCGTTTCTTTCGTTTTGGCAAAAATAACAGTTGCGCTCCGCATTCTTTGCAAGCACCAACGTTCCCCTCGTTCATTCTCAAAAAGTAAGACTTGACGGTGTTTGGGGATATATTCAAAGTGGTAGCAATCTTCCTATAACTCCACCCTTGCCGTACCAATTCGGATATTCTTATCTTGTTTTCGTTCGTCATTAGGACACCTCCCTTCACTGTATGGAGAAAAAGCGCCCCATTTTTTAGGTGTCCAGACAGAAAAAAATAAGCCTACCCCGGATTTTTCTTCCGAGATAGGCTTAATCCTTACTTTTCCGATTCGTCTTTTTCTTTCGTCAACTGCTTTATAATCTGGTTCGTTCCCGTAGCGGTAAGTCCACTCGCTCCGCCGATGATAATCGCTACTAAAAAGTTCTGCGCGGGGATAATATCAGGTGTTGCAAAAAATGCAACTACTCCGAACACCGCACCGAGTCCCGCCGCCAAAAGCGGAATAAAACGATTGAACTTTTCGCTTTTTACCACCAATTTGATCAGGTTTACTACCCAATAAACGATGGTTGCAATCGCCGGAACGGAAATGATCTCCAAATAGTTATTCATATTGCTCCCTCCTTATTTGTGTGCTTGCTTATTGATATGCTTTTCGATCTGCTCGATAGCGTTGGTTACCGGGCCGTCACACCCTTGTTCTTTCAAGCCTTTCAGACAAGCGAGGACACCGAAAGTCAAAAGGGTCTGCTCCTCTTTTATCTCCCTGATGTCATCGTCTTTCTTGTTCTGCTTTAAGTACCAACGATAGATCCCGAACACCACCCCGAAGATAACCCCCAGGGCGGTGATGACCGCCGCGATAGTGATAATCGTTTCACTTGTTATCGTCATCGTTCATCTCCCTCCTCGCCTTCTGCTGTTCGAGCCATACAAGAAATCGGCTCGTCAAAAACTGTGATAAAATCTCCGATATATTGATCTCCGCTGTTGCCGACATTTCGACATACTTAGGCGGGTTCTTCCTTTCGTTTTCAACCATAGTTCGCCTCCTTACGTCAAGGTCAAGGTGAAGTTCCCGGCGCGGAAGAGCGGGACATAGTTTGCAGCCACCGTGATGGGAGTCGTGAGTGCGCCGTAAACGATGAGCTGACCCCCGCTTGCTGCTGTGAACAACCCAAAGTGCGTGATCGTCCCCCAAGACCCAGTCGCTTCCGGAAAGAAGATGATGTCCGTGTTGGAAACGGAACCGTTTGACGGATTGCCCATGACCTGGGTTGCAGACTGTCCCGAAATGCCGATAACGCTTCGAGCGTAGCCGAGAGTCCCTGATGGTTCGGTGAAGTTCGTTCCGCTTGCGGTCGGTGTGGTGGTGGAGAGTCCCATGTAACAGTTAGCAAGAGAACCACTCCCCTTGCCAATCAGTCCATTAAGAATCGCCGTACTGCCTGTGATAGTGAATGCCATTTTTGTATTCCTCCTTTAAATTTCTGTAATGGTTTTCGTTTCGTTGTCCCAGAATAGTTTCTTGTAGAAAGGCAAATCCTTCATAGTAATGAAGTAACCGCCCGCTGTCTCTTCAAATTCAGACCATCGGAACCCTCTGCTGTACACGGAAGTCATCCTTTTTGTTTCCGAGTTATAGAAATAAATGCCCTGGGGATAACTTGTACCTCCGTAGTTGTACCAGAAGAGATACCCACCTTCAACCGCTCTCCTTTCGATGTACGATGACTCTCGAAGACTGGAATTTAGGGAGGTCATCGTATGGGTGTTCCGGTTGTAAAGATAAGTGCCGATATTGTTGGAAACGAAAATATGACCAACGTCCACTTCCTGAATTCTTGTCCAGGAGTAGCCCCCGCTATAGACATTCGTCATCGTATGAGTCGTTTTATCATAGACCCGAAGTCCACCATAATAGGAGCCGTTGTTACTGTAAAAAATAATCTCGTTTTCGCCATCATCATAGGTGGCACCACTCGCCATACCGGTAGAAATCTGAGTTGCGGTATCTTCGACTTCATCATAGTAGTAAACGACACCAGTGCCGTTATAGTAAGAGCAAATCAAGCACCCACCCGGAACGGCTTTGAAAATACCGTAATAAGTAACTGCAAAAGTCTCGTCTTTCGCAGCAATCCCCGTTCGGTCATCATAGACCCACAACCCGGTATAGCTCGTTGAACCGATGAATATTTTATGTCCGCATTGTAATGAATACTGAAAGTACTGTGAGCCATAGCGGACGGCTTCCCCGGTTTCAAAGTCATATACTAAAATGCCACAACTATTGTTTGCGGAAAAAGCAATCAGCCGGTTATTAACCGAATCGTAATAGGCTTTGCTCCAATAGGTGTAGCTGTTATATAAGAGCGTATCTTCCTCGGTTTCGTAATCGAAAAAATGAATGCCTGAATAGTTAGTCGAAGCGAGCATGATGCCTTTTTCGGTTTCGGAGATGTAATTCCAGTAGTAGCCGGTGATTTGTTTTCGCACGGCTGTTCTCGTGGTTGTATCAAAATAGATATATCCATAGTAAGCCGAACTGCTATTACTCGAATAAAAGACACTTCCGTGTGAAGTGTTCGTTCGATAATCAAACGAACATCCAGTCGTGAGCGGTCTTGATACTTCGAGTGTTTCCCGGTCAATTAGGTACATCCCATAGTTATAGGAATTATTCTGCGAACAGAACAGCACGAAATCCGGGTACTCATATGCCCTTCCGAATGCACCATTCACCACGTCCATCTGTTGAATGATTCCTTGGGACGGAATGACATAATGCATGTAGCGCCCATAGGATGTGTTTGCCACCACATAATAGTCATCTCGTATCTTCACGCACGTAGACGCATAGGCTGTCGTGGAAGTACTCGAAATAATAGTTTTCGTGCTTTCATAAAAGATACGAATCGGTTGATCCGTGCTGCCGGTAGGTAAAATGATAGCACCTTCCGGAACAGGCACAATCTTAAAAGAGTTACTCCCCTGGCTGAACACCGTTGTTACAGAATAATCCGAATAATCGATATATAGGCAGGCTTGTGAACACCATACCAAGATCCCATTGGTCATCTTGTAGTAATAAGATGTTGAGCTACTATAACTATAGCCGAGTGTAGTAAGCCTCGTAATGGTCATCTCCGCTTCATTATAGAAAAGAAGTCCGTTGCAATCCGAGCCATAGCTATTCGTGTTGCTTGAAATCAAGACACCACCGGGAATGGGAATAAAGTAAACCCAAGCCCCTCTCCCGGTGAAAACTTGATATGCGTCATATGGTGTTACGAGCCAAATGCCAAAATCGCCAAATGTCGAAGTCCCTACCAATTGATAGTTCTTCCCCTTATAGATCGTTGCTTGTAATCGCCCTCCGCTTGCTGCCGCCGAGCTGTTCAAATAATTTGTGAAAGCCGTCCACATCGGGGTTGCATCAGGAATGCCGAAATAAAACGAAACCGGCAAGCCCGTATCCGTGGGAATAGTCACCGTTCGCACGTTATTATAGGTTATGGGTTCCCCATTCTCATCTTTCAGTATGACATTGGGCATTATTCCACCTCCAATTTGTAATCGTTAAGTTTTGCGCCAAAGACTTGTCTTATCGACAGTTCCACGACTCCTTTCTTGACCGGATACAACCAGTCCGAAGCGGACATTACCGACATCGTGCCTTCTTCCTGAACGGAGAAAGTGATCATTCGACAAGACCCGTCTTTCCGATAAATCATCGAAATATCCGCAAGCATCGAAAGTGTCGCTGCAAGTTCGGTTATCGTTTCGCCGACATCCAAATATAGAGAACCGCCAAACTGATCGGTATGCTTGACTTGCCGAATCATTAAGTCCGTCCCGGTTTGAATCGGGTAATCCCATGAAGTGTCGTAGTCCAAAATCGCAAACGGAACCAGGTTAGCCAGAATGCTTGCAATTGCCGGACAATAAATCTGCCGATCGATCTCTGCATCTATACCGAGTTCCGATAGTACGCTTGCAGTCATCGCATGGGAGACATCCACCACACCGGCTTTCCCTTCCGTCTCCAAGACGTGGTAAACGTTCGCAAAGGCGGGTAAAATGTTATCGTGCAAAGAGAGTATCGATTGTGCGAAAAGGCTAATATTATCCGCACCGCCGAACGTGGTAGGTTCGGTGTTTTCGAGTGTTGCGTTTTCTCCAAGAGTATCTTCTGCTCCTGCTGATGCTTGAGATGGCCTTTCGAGTTCCGCTGATGAATCCACCATCAAAAGACTGATGAGTTCAGTCATCGCATTCGCCATATGCGGTGCCTCTGCAGCCGAATGAACGGAAAGTTCGATATCATTTCGATTTTCTGCTTCGGCAGCATTCCCGGTTACGAGAGTCGCTCCCAGGGCAAGTAACATCACCCAAACAAAATCCATTACCCTCGATGTTGCCCCGGTAACCCCGGCAATGATGTCCAAGGTCATCGACTCATGTTTTTCGGCTATGACACTCTTCGCGACATGAACGGCGGCATCGGCGGTTTTGATAAACTCCGTCAATGCCTCCATGTATGCGATCTTGGCATACTCCATATCCATAGCACCGATAAGGGTAAGGATAAATGATGCCGTCCCCTCAAACTTCTTCGAGTGGAGTCGGTTTAACCGCCCAGTTGCTTCTCCACTTTGTATTCCCTCCGCATCTATAGAAGAAGGTTCATCCAAAGACAGATCCGCGCTTTCCCCGCCAGATTGCCTCATATCCCCCTCGAAAGAAAGTACATCTCCACTTCTCATCGCTGCGACGGTCTCGCCTTGTGTGTTTTCGGTTGCAGTGAAATGATGTGAATGATGTCGCGTCATCGTCACCAATAGCGAAAGCAACATCTGAAGGTTCTTCTCGATGTATGCCATCCACGCATTGATAACGATTATCTCATTTTCCGAGGTCAAGAATGATTCGAGTGTAGTCCAGCCCAGAAATGCGGAGGGGTTCCCAGTTATTTCTTGATCCCCTTCAAGTACGTGCCTTTCCGTATGTGAAAACAACTGCGGTTCCAAAGTCGTAGGGTCGGCACTATGCCGTCCATACTCTTCCCCGTTCGCTTCCATTGAGTCCACCCGGTCAACCATTGCCGACTGTTCCCCTTCGATGTGAACGATTTCGTTTGTCTCGGCGGATATGGCCTCTGATGTTTTCGCCTTTGCATCTCCACCAAGCGGGGTGTTTTCATTGACCTCTAACGGATCGGGCAGTAATAAACGAAAAGCCTCGACAACCCGTAATGCCTGGAACGCAAACCCCGAAAGACCGCTGTCCAAGCCGGACGTTTCCATCTCTGCTCGAATGGAGGACGCAAGTCTATCCAAGGTCTCTGCTGTAACTGCGTAATCCGTACCCAAGTCGGAGTTGTTGATAATCTCGGATGCGCCTTCCGCTACCAGTTCCAGGGTTTCAATGAATTCAGCCTCCGCAAGAAACTCGCCGATCTGCTCACCATTCGCTTGCATCCGATGCAGACTTCCGGTGTCATTGATGATATCGATCATCAAGTTCAGCCGTTCGGTAAGCTCCAAAAAGTAGCACCCGTACACGAAGTCTGCACCGTGATCGCCGTACTGCGCCATTCCACGGAATTCCGTCCGCCCGAGATAACCTTTCGCCTCCGAGTCAAGCGCCCAAGACCACCAAAGGTAACAAACATTCAAAACTGCCGAGTTCATTCGCTCTGCGGTCAGTTCCCTATAGTTCGCACTCATCTTGGTAGCCGAGTAGTTTGAATATCTCGCTTGCCAGCCGTGTCGAAGTGCCTCCGTTACCTCTTTTATCTTGTCAACGAGATCGTTCCAAACCGCCATAGGAAAGGATGTAGTCAGTCCGTTTGACGTGATTGCGGTGTAGGCTCTTTGCGTTTGGTAATCGGTTGCTTGGCCGTTAGAAGTAGTCCAACTCCAAGGTGTAATCATATAGTCCCTCCTATCAACCGAACCGAGCGATAGAAGACCCCGTATAGATGTTTTTCATCGTCCTGTCACGAACCACGAATGCCGTGTTGTCCGAGAACCGAAAAAAGATACCGTTGTAACCCGTTTTTGCTTCAAACGCACCCGTTTCATCTTCCGGTTCTGCATTTCCAATCCACAGTCCGTCCGAAAACTTCTTCACTAATCCGAAGTCGGTGCTTGCCCCGCTGCCGGAGCCGAGCTGTAAATACGGATAGTCCTCGTCCTCGGTCGTATAAGCCAGGCGGAGCTTGACTTCGCGGTCTCCGTTATAGACGTCAAAACCGGTGTCCGTCATCTCGGAATAGCCGGTTTCCTGTCCGGGTCTTCCCGCAAAGTACCTACCGCCATAGATCACAGAGTTTCCTTGCATATACACATTTCCGTTGACGTCCACTCGAAATCGGTCGGCGATATTGATCTCACCGCCATCGACATCGATGTTTCCGACAAAGGTGTACTCCCCGGTCTGCGGGTTGAAATACAACTTGTCTTGCATCTGCCCTGCGGCATCCAAAGCCCGCATGACGAACCGATCCGCATTGATAATGATCTCGCCTTTGCCGTCCGCACGGGTTATGGTAAGACCATCTTCGTCTGCGATTTTGACCCCGTAATAGGCGGTATCCTTTTTTACCGCCGTTGTCTCCATTCGGACGAATTGGGTTTCCAGTCCCGGTGTTTCGGTATCCACTTCCACGCTTACCTCTTTCGAGGAGAAAGGGTCATAGGTCTTCCCGATCACTCGAACATACTCGTTGATGCCAAGGCTGCGAAAAGCAAAGTGGACTTCATCGCCGATGTCGATATCCGTAGGTGAACGCAAAGTGCAGGAATAACTCCTTGTCCCTTTCGCTTTGTCTACGGTCTTGCTAATCGCCACAACGTTCCTATCCACGAGTTCCTTCGGAATAGTTGCCCCGCGGTGGTTGTAAATGAACACGAAGTAGCCCCGAAATTCGGTTTCGTAGCCGTTCTTTTGACAGAAGTCGAGTATCATTGCCCGCGAGGAAGTTCTGCCGTTTGTGGCAAACATAAGCGGTTCTGTCGGCTCAACGGTCCCGCATGAGAAACCGCTCCCAAGCAATATAGCCGAAACGATCTCTTGCGGTGTGCCTTGTATCGTTCTGCTCTCCTGAATAATGGATGCCAACCGATAAGAAACGTGTTCGCACGAGCAGGAAAAGACCAGTTTCCCCGATGAGATGCTCTTCTTGAATGAAGTCACATCATAATGCTCGGAACCGTACTCTACAACATAGTTCTGATTGTCATGTAATCGGAGAAGGTCATCGGTCAAAAGTGTTTCAAAGGTGAGCGTTTTTGCCGTTGACAACTTCTCCTGAAATTTGCAAGAAAGTACCGCCGGGACTTGAGCGACTCTCGTATTGTCCCTGGTTCGTATAATCAAGTCCATCAAGTCACCCCCAAGGCCCGCATAAGCGAGGCATTCTTTTCGTATTGAATTTCGCTCGTTGCCTTGCTGATCTCTTTCCCGTCAAGATACAAAGGCACCGAAATCGTTATCGGTGTTCCGCTTGCTCCGAGTGCCGTAGCCATCGAGTGTACCGGCGATGACAAAAGACTGTCATTCGCTATGCCGTGTATATTCGCCCGTGCATCGATGTCGAAATCTGTCGGCAGAGAGTCTTGGATATCTTTGTCCACCTTCTCCATCTCGTCCACGAAACCGATGCCCAATCCCATCGACATAAATCGACCGATTTCGGCAAACTTCTTTGACGGCGAGTGGATTCCGAAGAAATTTTTAATACCGCTCCATAGGTCACTCGCCCAACCGGATACCTTATCCCATATCCAAGAGGCAAGCGACTGGATGCCGTTCCACAACCCTTTGACGAGGTTCTTGCCAACTTCCGCGACTTGTCCCACACCCTGACCGAGCGAAGAAACGATGCCGGAGATGATCTGGGGCATCGCCTTGCAAATCTCGACTATGATGGTCGGGAGATTAGTTATTAAAGAAGTCAGAAGTTGGATTCCCGCCTGGACGATCAAAGGGATATTTCCTATAATCGCATCCAAAACGCTCGATATGATCTGAGGAATTGCGGTCAAAATCGTAGTGATGATGACTGGCAAATTCTGTATCAATGAGGTCAGGAGCTGAATTCCCGCATCTATCAATAGAGGAATCGCCCCCAAAATCCCGGATATGATATTATCGATTATCTGGGGTAAAGCGCTCACAATTGAAGAGATGATGACCGGGAGTGCGCTCACCAATGAAGTGAGCAGCTGTATTCCTGTCTCCACGATCATCGGGATGGCATCAAGGAGAAAATCTATCACACTCTTGATGAGGGTCGGCAAGGCTGAAATCAAAACCGGGATGGCATCGAGAATGCCCTGGGCGAGTCCCTTGACAAGCTCCAATGCCGCCTTTAGAATCTTCGGGAGATTATCGATGAGGACCTTGCAGACCTGGACCACCACCGACACAATCGCGGGGATCAATTTGGGGAGTGCCTTGCTGATGCCCTCTGCCAAAGTGACCACGACCTGAATCGCCGTATCGACGAGCATCGAGAGGTTATCCAGAATCACATTCACCAGTTCCATGACCAGCATCAAGGCACCATCAGCTATCTGGGGCAAGGCTGTAATAAGGCCATCCAATACTGCCCTGCCTATCTCGACTGCTGAAGAAACGATCATAGGAAGGTTGTCGACTATAGCTTTTCCCACGGACATCAAAATGGTCTTGATTAAGTCCAGGATGACCGGGACATACTGCATGATACTGTCGAGCGCCTTTGGGAGAATGCCGGATATGACTTCTCCCATCTTTGAAAGGTCTCCATTCGCACCGAGGATGCCGTTGGTAAACTCACCGAGAAGATCAACCCCCTCTCCTGCCAGTTGCGTGAGAACCGGAAGAAGAATTGTGCCGAGTGCGTTTTTCGCCGCCTTCGTACCAAGCGTCAACTTCTGGACTTGGTCATCGAGTTGTCCGTAAGCGGAAAGCATCTCGCCGGAAACGACATACCCGGCTTTTCTCGCCTCTTCGCCGAGTTCGTTCATGCGTTCTGCCCCGGCGGTTATCAGCGGGTTTAACTCCTGCGCCGACTTCCCAAGGATAGTCATTGCCAAGGCATCTCGTTCGGTTTCGTTTTCCACCTTGCCGAGGGCATCGATGAGTTCCCAATAGACGTCATCGCTGTTGCGAAGTTCCCCATTGGCATCGGTAACGCTAACCCCTAACTTGTCATAGGCTTCAACCATCGATTTCGAGCCGTCTTTCGCCGACTTCATCGATTTGATCTGTTTTGCCATCGACTTGGTCAGCGTTTCGGTAGAGACGTCAACCAGTTCGGCGGCATACATATATTCTTGTAGTTTATCTGTTGCAATGCCGGTTACGACACTCTCGGTCAAAACGGTATCAGCATACTGTGCGCCTTCCCGCGACATATCGATGAGTGCCTTTCCCGCGCTGATGGCGGCTGCGGAAACAGCGGCAAAAGCCACGGCGATGGTCGCGGCGGCTGCTTTACATACACCGCCCAAAGCCTCGAAATGCCCGGACGCGTTGTCCGCATCCTTTCCGGCATCCTTGACTTCCTCCCCCATATCATCGGCGGCTTTCCCGGCATTATTGAATCCTTTTTTACTGTCTTCGAGAGCCTGATTGTTTTCGTGTAGCTCTCGTTCCATCTTGTTGAGTTCCGCTTGGGCATTGTTCAGTTGGGTTGCCCATGCTTGCGTTCTTCTGTCGTTTTCACCGAAGGAGGACGAGGCATTTTGTAAAGCGGAACGAAGGGTTTCGATCTTTGATTTTTGGGCATCGATGTTCTTGTTCAGTACGTTATTCCGCGCTGTCAAAGCCTCGACCGACTTGTCTTGCGAATCGAAAGATGACTCTACGAGTTTCATCTCCGAACCCAGGACTTTCATTTGGGAGTTGATATCGGAGAGGGCTTTTTTGAACTCTTTTTCGCCTTCGACCCCGATCCTTACACCAAAGTTATCTGCCAAGTTGTCTCACCTCCTTATAGCGTTAAAAAAGGACACCTCTCGGCAAGATGTCCTTTGCAAAATCAAATGCCAAACGGGATCGCTTCGTCAATGAAATGCTCCCTCCTCGGCTTGCTGATGCCGTTGAATTGTTTATAAACCTCCCACTGGTCCAGCAAGTGTCCGAGAGGCATCAGCCACACTTCTTTTTCGGTTCTGCCGAGCAATGTGACTCCGTAGAAAATCAGTCGGGCGAAGAGTTCCTCATCGGATATGCCCTCCGTCCGATCTATGCGTTTTTTGACTCTTCGCTCTTGACCTCTCTCTTCGTACCTTTCAGCAAGGCATCCATAATCGCCTCCTTAAAGGCAGCGATCTCAAACGGAGTGGTCAAAAGTTCCACAGCCTCCTGGTCGAGCAGTTCCCACTTGTCAGTCGGGTTCTGCAAGTTGTGAATAAGAATGGGCTGATTGGCAAGCAGCACGATGAGCCACATCAGTTCATCGAGCGCAAGTTCAAAATTCTCCGCTTTGGAGAGTTTCTCTCCCAGATTGCCAAGTCCCCCGTATTTCTTTGCGATTTCCTTCGTTGCCTTGGTCGTGAGCAAGAGTTCGTACTCTTTCCCACCAAGAACAATCTTTGCCGTTCTCTCTTCGTTCATTATTCGTTACCTCCGCCGTTGGTCGCATAGCTCGGTTCGTATACCGACTCGAACCAGTCCTCGGTGGTCTCGGCCGACACGCCGGTCGCACCTTCGGTGACTTCTGCTTTCCACGGGTGCTTGTTTTGAGCATCCAGTTTATTTCTTCGACTGATCACCCCTTCAATGGTGGGAGTCGAGAACTCGATGCTATCCCCCTTAGTCTTGAGAGAAGTCGAAGGGATGCCGAACAGAACACGATACAGCCAGAAGTAGCGGTATCTTCCCGATGCAGACTTCGCCCTGAACCCGATTGCCACGGGTTTGGGCGCGTCCTCCCCTGCGGAAATCAAGACGCCATTCGCATCGAGTCGCGCCCCGGTCAGATCCTGTGCGGTCTGAATACCGATATCGTTGATGCCGAGCGACAAAGTGCCGGACTTAAATTCTTTGATAACCGTATCCGCGCCATCATCCGCATAAAGCGTAGCCTCCAAAAGCTCAACGTTAATATCCGCATTGATGGCTTTTGCAAGCTGAATGGGAGTGGTATAGGTTTCGTTTCCGTTAGCATCTTCCGTGATTTTGGAATAAAAAAGTTTATCCAACCCGATAGTTGCCATGTTAATTTACCTCCTGAAATTGATAATTCTTCGCCACATCAATGGCATAATGGTGATAACCGGTATTGTCTTCACGAGATACATATCTGCGGTCGGTTATCGTGATATCCGCAGACAGTAGCGCCGCCTCGATTCGTCTCTTTGCGGATTGATAATTCCCCTTGTCATATAGGGAAATCCGCACCTCTTCCACATCCTGCTCCGGCTTATTATCCGCAAACAACTCGAAAGAGTCCAGGATAGGAGTGAGAACCGCATATCGATTGGGCGGTTGCTTTGAAAACACTCCGGTTTCCACCGGGATCGAAAGCCCATCCAAGATGGTCACCAGTTCCGACAACAGACTCATATCTTATCCACCTCGCTGTTTAGCATATCGATCATCGCCTTAACGCAAGCATTCTTGCTCTTCGATTTTGCTTTCTTCAAAAAAGGTTTCGGCGGTTGTCCGTGCTTTCCGTATTCGATGATATTAGCAAGCATCGCATTGCTCTTCCCATCGGGACGATTCTCGTCAAAGCCGACCTTGACGTTGAAATCGCCGTTGAAGTCCTGGCGGGGTTTCGAGACACCGAGCGCTTTCACAAGTTCCCCGGTGCTACGACTCTCTTCTTTCGTTCCGTGTCCGATGACTGCGGTCAATTCCTGTTTGACTTCGTTTTCGACAATTTCAGCCCCCGCTTTCAGGACTTTCGGAACGATCTCGTCCGTTTTATTACCAAGCCGAGATAGTTTCATTAAGAAATCATCCGGCATCTGAACCGTGCATTTCGCCACTCGGTCTCACCTCCTTGCATAAAACATCGATATACATCCCTCTGCCGTGGACATCCTCGACCGAAGTGATAACGAATCTGTGTGTATCACAGCGGATGATCTGATCCGTACAGATCTGGACACCGGGAATGACACGAAAACGAAATAGGTCGGTAGCCTCCGAAAAGGCCGCCCTGTTTGCCCAGATTTTGCTACCATGCCGACCTTCCCGGTATGCCCGAACCGATGCCAGAACCACCTCTGTTTGGGCGGTAAAGCCCTCTTCATCCCTTACGATCGTGGGTTGTATGATATCTATAAACGAGTCCATTCTGCCGATGCTCATACCTTCCACCGCCTATCCAAACGAAGGAGCAAGTTTACTGTATTCCAGATTTGTTCCCCCGCCGCCGTGCTGTTTGTGAAGAATCCCCCGGTCCCGCCGTCCCTGGACTCGTAAAAGTGGGATGCAAGCATAATCACCGCTTGCTCGGTAATTGGCGGGATCGGGTGTTCCGTGTAGTAGCCTTCTTCGAGGTGTTGATAACTCTCCGCATAGGATTTGGCGGCAGTAATGTACATCGACAAAAGATCGTCATCCTCGTTGTGTTCCAGGATCAAGTTCTTTTTTACCTTTTCCAGTAGCGTTTCCATCACTGCCACCTCCTCTCTTTACTCTTCGTCCGGCTGCTTGATAACGATGGTAATGACTGCTTGTTTGTAGCCGTCCGCATCAAGCGTAGCGGTCTTGGGAGTAGTCACGACTTCGTCCGCTTTGACCCAAAGGACAAACTCACCGGGCTGATCGAGACCAACCCCGACTGCCTCGCTGATATCGGCAGCCGTTGCCGCACCGCCGTTATATCTCATCTTCGTCAAGGAAGAGAGACCCGTGCCGATGCCGAGACCGATCCACTTGTGAACACCCTGACCGGATGCTCCGCTGTCATACTCCTCAAGATCGGCAACGTTGACGGTAATCGTAATGACGGTTCCGTCAATGGTAGCAGTTGCTTTCGCATTGTTCCTGCCACCCACACCGCTCAAATTAGGCGCAAGACGGGTGGAGAAAACCCACGCATCGGGAGCAACGACCCCGGCTTCCTTGAGTTTTACAAGGAGAGCGTTGAAGTCGTCCCGAAGAGTAGCAACCGTGGTGGCTTCAGAGGCGGGCTGATTGGGAGCGGAAGACGGGATACCCGTAACCTTCGCCCCCTCCTTGACCTCGAGTTCACCACCGATCACGGTCTTTTCGCCACCCTGCTCGGTATAGTTTTTCGTGTTATAACTCATACCGTTACCCCCTTAAGCGTGCTGCTGGAGAACCTTGATTGCTTCGGGAAAGTCGAACCTGGCCTCCAACTCTTCTACGCTATAATCTGCACGGAACTTGCGCCATGTTATCTCATCCCAGGCTTTGAGTTGCCCCCACAATTCTGGATATTTTTGATAAAGCACGCGCAACTCTGCAAGAGACTGCAATGGGCAACACCAACATGATACTCGCTTGAAATCTTTGTACAATCCATCCCAATCAAAACCACGGTCGTAGCAATATTGCAAGCACTCTTTTTCGGTGATACCCCACTCCACAAGAGGGTGAAAACTATTCTCTTTTTGATTTGTTTTGCGCTCTAAACGATATAATTCGTCCGCTGCGATACCGACATACTCAACGATTTCGTATCGATCACGGAGTCCGTTGATAAACACTTCTCTCGGCTTATCTTTCAAGCGATTGGTACACCAACGCATTCTTGGTCCCGCCCAGCCGTATCCAGTCTTGTCCGCGCCGAACATTTCAATAAACTTTTTGCTCCGACCGCGAGGAATGCTGTGGTCTTTGAAATAGTATTCAAAATCGTGTTCTGCTCTCACCCTGGTGATAGGTCTTCCGATGTATTTCTCCAACCGATCAAGATGCGCGTACATCCCCGGAAACTCCAGTCCGGTATCGCAAAAAAGGATGCAGTCAACTTGCATCCCCTTTTCAAGCATCATCAAAAGCATCGCCGTTGAGTCTTTCCCACCGGATAGACTAACTATGTGATATTTCGGCTTGCTCATCTTTGCTTTCCACCTTCTTCACCAGATCGGAATACGGGATCTTTTCCCCGTTTCGTATACAGTAAACACCTTCGGAGTCCCCGGTATCGTCCACATACCTACGCAGGATGACCGATGCGTACTTCTCATCGAGTTCCATCGTGTAGCAGATACGGTTTAGCCCGTTACACGCCATCATGGTAGAGCCACTTCCCCCGAACGTATCAATGACAATGGCATTCTCCTGCGAGGAGTTCTTCAAGGGATAACCGAGAAGATCGAGCGGTTTACTTGTAGGATGGTTTTCGTTCCGTTTGGGCTTTTTGAAGTTCCAAATGGTGGTCTGTTTCCTATCCGAGTACCAGTTGTGCTTGCCGTTTTTCAAGAACCCGTAGAGGATGGGTTCGTGCTGCCATTGATAGTCCGAGCGACCCAGGACAAGACTGTCCTTCACCCAAATGCAACAGCCGGCGAGGTGGAAACCCGCATCGATAAATGCCTGGCGAAAATTCAGACCTTCCGTGTCTGCGTGGAAAACATATCCCGCGCCGCCCGGTTCCAAATGCGCCACCATATTCTCAAATGCCTTTTTGAGGAAGTTGTAAAACTCCTCGTTCTTCATGCTGTCGTTCTGAATGGTCAGGCCGCTCGAACTTTTGAAGGAAACACCATAAGGAGGATCGGTCAGCACCAGGTTGGCGCGTTTTCCGTCCATCAGTTTGTCAACGTCCGCCGGGTCGGTCGCGTCACCACACATCAGTCTGTGTCTGCCAACGACCCAAATGTCCCCTCTTTCGACAAAAGATGCCTTTTCCAGGGCGGCGGTCAGGTCGTAGTCATCGTCCTCGATGTCTGGTTCGTCACCTTTGAAAAGATCGGTGAGTTCTTTCTCGTCAAACCCGGTCAAACCGATATCAAAATCGGCATCCTGAAGGGCTTCGATCTCGACTCGCAGCATCTCCTCGTCCCACCCGGCATCAAGCGCCATTCGGTTGTCGGCGAGGATGTAAGCCTTCTTCTGTGCATCTGATAAAAAGTCGGCAAAAACACACGGAACTTCCGTGATGCCTTCTTCCTTTGCTGCAAGCACTCGACCATGACCGGCAATGATGCCATAGTCGCGGTCGATAATGACAGGGTTAATAAAACCGAACTCACGAAGGCTGGAGCGGAGTTTGTTTATCTGCTCCGGCGAGTGGGTTCGGGCATTGTTCACGTAAGGTACCAACTTCGTGATTGATACCAACTGCATATCGGTAGTCGTTCTTGCCATAGCGGTCTCCTTTACACAAGACCCCACTCGGCGAATTTCTCAAAGCCACCGACCGAACGGATGTATTCCCTTGCGATCTCTACGATCTCCGAATAGTCCTTTCCATCGATAGTCTCATCGCCGATGGCGCACGAAAACTCCACGATATTACCCGTCTCTTGGGCTTTTAGCCATGCGTAAATGTTCACGCTGACATCCGCTTTCGAGAGGTCTTTCCCGTGGAGTCCACCGCCCGTTACGCTGTCAGCCATATCACTACCGAGCTTGCGGTTGGTCGCACCGGAGTCGACGTCAATGCTGCCGGTCCAATCGCCGAGTGGATTGATTGTCGCAAAGGGATACTCCGCTTGGAGTTCCTCGGTGGGAACGTTGCTCTGACAGATGATGAGGCGGTCAGCATCAAGGATGTACTTGCCGTCATACGGATACTTGGCATAAATCGCTCTTGCGATCCTGGAGAGTTCCCTCTGCGTTTCCGTCACCGGCACACCTTTGAAGATGCCGTTGTCACCGCAGCGAACGCGCTCACCCTGGTTGTATGCGAGAATGGAGTCTTGCGGGACTTCCACATACTCCACGAACACATCGCCGATGATGCGTCTTACGATCTCGTTGATTGCACTCCGCTCGAAGTTGACGGACGTTTCTGCTATGATATAGCAGACTCCGTGTCCGATGAGTACCTCGACCGCAACCTTGGGATTATCCTCAAGGGTGTATGCCAGGTCAACGATAGCGCCTGCGATTCTGTCTGCCACCTTGTCGGGATGGCTGGGATTTACCTTTTCAAACATAGTTTTTATCTCCTTTATTTCCCTCTCCGAGCGGAGAGTAATCTTTCCATAAGGTCATCTTGCGGGTTCGCCCCCGAATAGTCCGTGGAGCAGTTTTCCTTTACGATCTGGAATATCTCGTTCCAGAGCCGAACCGCCTGGTTCATATAGTTAATGCCGATGTTTATAAACGGCGAAGGTATCGGTTTGTTGGTCGTGGGGTGCTTGGAAAGGAAACCGAGCTTGTTGGTCATCTCCTCGCATTGTATCCAACGAGCAGAACACATCGCATATCGTTCGAGGAGTTGCGGGGATACCTTTGCGGCGCACCCGACGCCTTTGAGCCATTCCCAGGTCTCTTCATAGATCTCTTTCGCTTGCAAGGTCGAGCCGTCACGCTGTTCGCTTGTCAAGAAGTCGTGGATCTTAGGCATCTCTACCCCTTCCACTTCGGGAATATCCAAGACGGTCAGCGGTCTTCCACCGGGATTTCCGTTGTCTATCTTATCTTTCACGGCGGATTTCTTTCGTCCGGCACCTGGTCTGGCACCGCCTTGTCCGCCTATATTGTTCGATTTTGTAGGCATTTGAATTTGCCCTCCTTTATTACCCTTTTGATTTTGCCATTTTTGCACACGAAACCCCAGGCCGGTGTCCGTTTGGGACCCGGTAGAGATTTTCATCCCCCTACCCCCGCGCAATCAATATTTATAAACGGGGTTCGTCTCTTCCTTGAGCGTTTTTGCATCATGGCACGGCTTGCAGAGGGATTGCCAGTTGTTTTTGTCCCAGAACAACCGTCTGTCCCCGCGGTGCGGTACGATATGGTCGACCACGGTAGCGGGTGTAAGTTTCCCGTTCAGTAGGCATTCGGCACAAAGCGGATGCTCTTTGAGATAAGCCTTGCTTGCCCGTCTCCACTCGTAGGTGTAGCCACGCTCTTGGGGTGGTCTCGTGTATTCCTTATGCATAGGCAGATGCTCTTTGCAGTACATCTTCCCCGGCTCTACGAGGTTCGGACAGCCGGGATGTTTGCAAGGTACTCTCGGACTTCTCGGCATATCTTCCCTCCTTTTTGAAACGAAAAATGCGCCTACGAATTGTAAGCGCATCTCGTTATTTTTTCCTGATTATATCATATCACAATTGCCACCCGGACATCTCTGGTCAAAACTGGTCAAAGCCGGTCATTTCCGTCTTTTTTATGCGGGAACCACGATATTTCGTAGACCCGAGAAATGCTTTCTTCTCACCGTCTTTTCCGAGAGGTTCAACTCCATCGATATCTCCTCCCACTTCATCCCCTGCATATATCGGTACAGAAGAACGTATCTCTCGTCAACGTCCGTCAGCCTTTCGATGACCGCTTGGATCTCTTTCTGCTTGCGTTCCAGCTCATCCATCTCCCGGTTGATCTCCTCTTCCTTCTCCCATATCCTCTCCAGGGCTTTGACAAACGGAGCCTCGGTGCATCTGTTCCCGCTTGGCACTTTGTCTAAAGCCGGTGCGGAGATAGAACACGACAACTCTCGCAGCTCTTCCAGTCTTGCCAGGTTATATTTAATTTTCCGCTTCAAGTTGTACACTTGGCTCAAATACTCGTTTGCCGTCACCTTTTATACCTCCTCTTGTAGTCTTTGAATCAGCATCTTCCCGTCAACGTTGGTCAGTTGCCTATACCACTCCGACTGGAAGAACTCTTCGTCCCGTTGCTTTTCCTTCAAAGCTGCCTCATACCTGGGATACCGTTTCAGTATCCGCAGCGCCTTTCGGTAATCCGCTACCGCCTGAAGGATGATCGCCTCCGCTAATCTCTGAAAACACTCATCCATATTACTTCCTCCCCAGTTCCGCTTTGACCGCATCGATCAATGCGTCCTGCGTCTTCTCTTTCTTGCCGAGTGCTTTTATCACTCGTTCGTCAATCGTTCCTTTTGTCACAATGTGATGCACCACAACCGTGTTCTTTTGCCCTTGGCGATACAGCCTTGCGATAGTCTGCTGATACAGTTCCAAACTCCAGGTAAGACCGAACCATATCAAGGTCGATCCGCCCTCTTGCAGATTGAGTCCGTGTCCCGCCGATGCCGGATGGATAAGCCCTATCGCTATCTCTCCCCGGTTCCATTTGTGTATATCTTCGGGACTCTTAATGTCTCTCGCTGTCGGGAATCTGCTCTTGATCCTCTCAAGATCATGTTTGAACCAGTAAGCCACAAGCACCGGTTTGCCGTTCGCACTCTCGATCAGGTCTTCCAAAGCATTCAGCTTTTCATCGTGGATGGGACACACCTTTCTGTCCTCGTCATAGACAGCGCCATTTGCCATCTGCAGGAGTTTCAGCGATAAAGTTGCCGCATTATTAGCATCTATTTCTTGGTCGGAAAAGTCGACAACCATATCTTTTTTCATACGGTCGTATAATGCTTTCTCCTTCTCGCCCATCTCGACCTTGACTTCATTCATCACCAAAGCGGGGAGTTTCAGGTAATCTTTCGCTCTCATCGATATGGTGATATCGGATATCTTGTCGTAGATCTTCTCCTCCGCGCCGGGGAGTGGCTTGTATGAAAACACAACTTGCCCGTTGGTCTTGTCAGGGGTGAAGTATCCCACACGATATCTCGTGATGTATCTGCCGAGTCTCTCGCCGAAGTCAAGAAGTCTGAACTCCGCCCACAGATCCATCAAGCCGTTCGAGGAAGGAGTCCCGGTCAGTCCCACAATCCGATCAATGTCAGGACGGACTTTCAATAGGGCTTTGAACCTTCTCGCCTTGTAGGACTTGAACGATGACAGCTCATCAACGATAACCATATCAAAATCAAAATGGTAACCGCTCTTGAATACGAGCCACTCCACGTTCTCGCGGTTGATGATGGTGATGTCGGCATTCGCCTTTAATGCTCTCACCCGCTCTTCCGCTGTTCCAATTGCTACTGTGTAGGTCAGCCCTTTCAGGTGTTCCCACTTCGTGATCTCATCGGGCCAGGTGTTCTTGCCCACACGCAGGGGTGCGATCACAAGTACCTTCTTGACCTTGCTTTTCGTCATCAAGTCTTTAATAGCGGTCAGGGTGATGACCGTTTTGCCGAGTCCGCATTCCAGGAAGACGGCGGCGGTTTCGTGCTTTTCTATAAACTTCGTTGCGTACTCTTGGTAATCATACGGATTATATTTCATTCAGAACCTCCTTGATCCTTGCGGGGTCATCCAGGCAGTAAACCTTAAACCCCAGTTGCTCTATCTGCTTTTTTCTTCTGACTTGCAGCGGTCGCATCTTCTCGCCCGTCCGTTTGGTCTCCACGAATGCGATTTTTCCTTCCGGTAAAAGTACGATCCTATCGGGGACGCCATCGAACGAAGGTGACACGAATTTCAGGCAAAGCCCTCCTGACTGCTTAACTGCCTTTACAAGTTTGCTTTCGATTTGCTTTTCTTCCATGTTTCCACCTCAAAATTACAGGGTGAATAGGGGTGAATGCTATTTATAAAACTTTTCTAAAATCCTCTTTTTCTTGATTTCTTAATAGAGTTTATATGTGAGCCTTCACCGCCTTTCACCTTCACCTCTAAAAGGGTAAAAAGTCCTCTTCTGCCGTACCCTTCGGAGTAAGCGAAAGTCCTAACCACTCGTTACCTTTTTTGGTATGCTTGAGTTCAAACCCGGCAAGTCGCAAAGCCTCGCAAAAGTCCTTATTACAGCGCACGTACTCGCCCGTTTCCGTAGCCCATTCACGGTAGGTCTTATACAATACTCCGCCCCCTGCTTTCTCAAGTTTGCCGACCGTGCAACACTCATCCAGGAAGGTAGACATCCAGTCATTCGACTCCTTATACTTCTTGTTTGCCTCATCGACCATAGGACAAGGAGGCATCGAGTAATTGTTTTCTATAAACTTCTTCGCCCCTTCGATTGCCCACTTCAAAACCGCACCGCTTGACTGCTTTAACAGCCTCTCGGCAAAGTCCCTCTGCGGGTTCGCGATTACTGCATTGAACGGCAATACCATCAACCTTCGCCAGGTGCCTTTGTCATTAGACCCCACCCTCGGCAGATGATTGGTATAAAGGACGATGGTATGCGTAGGGATAAACGAGAACGGGTCGTGATATTTCTTCTCCGCAGATATCTCGTCCACGGAGGCGATCTGCTTTAACATCGAGGTGGAGAGCCTCTGCCCTTCCTCTGTTTCGCTTGCCAGAACGAACCGCTTTCCGAGCAGTTCCGCAAGATCGACCTTGGCATTCTTCGCCCTGGTAGTGAGCGCCTCTGCTGGGATCTTCCCCGCATACCCGCCGAGAACTTCAAAGATGGTATTGAATACGGTACTTTTGCCGTTCGCACCGTCACCGTAAGCGATGAACATCGACTCGGAATACACCTTGCCTATCACCATTCCCCCGGCAACGTACTGTAAAAACTCTTTGAACGCAGCATTCCCCTGGGTCGCACTATCCAAGCACTCCTCCCATAGTTCTCTCCCAGCATCGCTCGGCGAGGCTTTGGTCATCTTGGTACAGAACGCATCGGGTCGGTGAGCGTAAACGATACCCGTTTTGAGGTCAATGATCCCGCCGGGAGTGTTCAGTTCAAACGCATTCGCATCCAGTTCGGGGACTTCAATTTCGAGCTTGCTTTTCGCACAGTTCATTACGGCCACGATCTTGCTATAATCGCACATTTTATTGACGTACTTGTAGTAACCGACCGCCTCTTTGACGAGTTGCTCGTTGTCCTTGTTCGCCTTGTCTGCTCCATCAGCCATCGCATCATCGCCAAGGTTGGCATAAGCGGTTTTGACGGCATTCTTGGCAAATTCCAGAACCTTTTTGATAAAGTCCGTATAGCGCCGTTGCGCCTTCAGCTCGTTGCACTCCCATTGCTTGCCGTTCCATACAAGCCAGCCTATAGCACGGTTATACCGTACTTCTTCCTTGTACTCGCTGACGAAAAGGTCTGCCATCCCGGTATCGTTCTGGATTTTCGGTTTGAGCGGGTTGCCGAAATCGTCCTCCGCCGTGGATCGTTCAAGATAGTTCTCCAAAGCCTCACGGCGGGTGATCTTCGCCATCTCCTCTTCCGACAAGGGTTCGTCAAAGGCATACTGGTTGATACGGTAAAGGATGGTCTTAACTTCCGTGGGTGTGAACCCGCAATGAAGCAGGACTGCCGAATGCTTGAACAGCGCACCATTTCTGCCGTCCCCTTCACCCATCCCGGTGAACTTTGCCTCCGATTCGATAGGTGCAAAACTCTTCGGAAATAGGTCTATAGGTCGGTTTTCGTCAAAATCGCGGAGGATCTCACGCTCTTTCCCTTGTTTCTTCAGAACGATGTACATGTTCTTTCCGGTGCGGATGTCCGAACTGAACCCGTAAGCATCTCTCGTCCTGGTCGGACCCTTCTTGCAATACTCGCTGCTACGGAACATAAAGTGCTTACCACGGCTTGTTTGGTATACCCGGCAGTTGAGATTGAGATCACAAACGAGCCGATACAGCCTATTCGCCTCGTCCCCATCGTCCACGTCTTTGACAGTGAACTCGCCGTTCAACACCCCTCCGTATTCCTCACACTTTCGGGCTTGCTCCAACGTCAGGAGCGGTTCGCCGTTCCCGAACTTCTGGCACGGCTGCTTGTCTTTGATTTTTATATATCCTCTAAAGGGGTTTATCATTTCTTCTCCTCCTGTAAGTTCTCATTGAAAAACCGTATCGTTTTCCCTTTCCACCTTGCGCGTTTGATCTCTTGCTCCATCCCTTTGGAGATCGTGTCCCCGAAAACCCAGACTTCCTGACACATCGACAGCAGAACCAGGCCCATATGCATTCCGATCTCTCTTTCGTCCGCATCGCTATCCCTTAAAAACTGCGGAAAAAGCAAATGCGGGGCGATGGGAAGATACCCTTTTACGACTGCAAAACGGGAATAGATGCGTGCTTTTTTGATATTGGTCTTCACATCTCCCGCGAACGGCGAACACACATATACCAAGGGACGGTATTTGTGAAGTTCCGCTTTTCGCGCACGTTCCTCTTCCATCATGTGAAGAAGGCCGTAATATTCCGTAGGACTCGGATAGCCTTCGCTGTTGTAATAACTGGGTTTTCTCATCTCTCACTCCTTCTTGTAAAACTCGCACTCATACCCATCGGCACGGAGATTGAGCGTTCCTGCCCACGCAGGACGTTCGGACATTATCCGACATACTTCGACACTACTCGACACATGATCCGGCACTTCGCACACACATTCATCGTGGATATGCATCGTGATCTTCACCCCGGCTTTGTCCAATCTTTGCATCGCCTCGACCAGGATGTCTCTCGCCGTTGCCTGAACGATGTTCTCGACAAATTTCGGTCCGTAACTCTCGATGCGTTCCCACTTCTTCGATGCGCCGAGTCCTTCATAAGTCACACAGTCGCTGCCGAAGTTGTTGACTCCAAGCCGAGGTCTAACGTAGGCAAGCCTTCTGCCGGACGGCAACTCGATAAAGAGGATGCCCTTGGCAAAAGAGAACTTCAAGCCGTAGCATTCGTAGGAATTTTTCGTGGAAACGGTATACATTACCGCCTTATCCACCGCCCACCAGAACTTCGTGATGTTGGGGTTCGCTGTTCTCCATGCTGTCACGAGCGGTTTTAGTTCGTGTTCGGGAATACCCATCGCCGTAGCGCCCATCGCTTTTAGTGCGCCGACCGAACCGCCGTATCCGAGAGCGAGTTCGGCAATCTTTCCTTTCTGCCGAAGATGCCCGTTGACACCGTTCTTCTCGACCGGGACTTTGAACATCTGACTGGCAGACGCACAGTAGATATCCCCACCCTTTTCAAAGACATCGAGCCTCCATTGCTCCTTGGCATACCAAGCGATTACTCTCGCCTCAATAGCGGAAAAGTCTGCAACTATGAACCTATAGCCGGGTTTTGCTATGAAAGCGGTACGGATAAGTTCGGATAAAACGTTCGGGATGTTTCCGTACTTTTCTTCGATCCCGCCATAATCGTCCGACCGTACCAGTTCCCTTGCTCCCTTTAAATTGTCAAGATGGTTTTGCGGGAGGTTCTGCACCTGAATGAGTCGTCCGGCAAACCGCCCCGTTCGGTTGGCACCATAAAACTGGAGCAGCCCCCTGGCTCGTCCGTCATCCCCGACCACGTTCTTCATAGCGATGTACTTCTTCACGCTTGACTTGGCGAGTTCCTGACGGAGTTTTAGGATTTCTTCGATGTTCCCGGTCGCATCCTGCAAGAGCCTTTGAACCTCTGCCTTGGAAAGGGAGTCCACCATCTGGCCCTGCTCTACGAGCCAGGCTTTGAGTTGCGCCGGGGAGTTCGGGTTATCAATACCCGTTAGTGCCTTAACCTTCTCCGAACTGATGCCGGAGTTGACCTCGTCACACCTGATCGCGTGTTCGACAAAGTCCATATCCAAGGCGATGCCGTAATCGTTGATGCGTTGGTCCAGGTGGTAGTTCTCCCACTCGGTATCCGATACCGGGAAGGATGCCAGTCTTTTCTGTATCTCCATCTCGGTCTCAACGTCTCGCTTGTTATATGATTTGAAAAGATCCCACTTCCCCATATCGTGTTTGGGGAGGTTTCTCGTTCGTCCGCCATTGGAATAGGTGGGTTCGCACGGACGGCAGAAATACCGTATCAGTTCCTTGCCCACCGTAAGTTTTTGCTTTTCAAGGCCCAGGACTTCTCCCACCTTCTCAAGGGAAAGCGGAAGTCCCAATGTGGCAGCCCACACCATCGTGCAAAACCACGACTTCGGGCTGATATACTTCCCGGTCGGGTATCCCAAAAGCTTGGAAAGGCATACCCTTTCAAACTGTGCGTTATACGCAAATTTCCTGACGTTTTCATCTGTCAAAGCCGTCACGATTTCAGGCTGGAGCTTCTCCCCCTGGGCTAAATCGATGACCTTAACTTCCCCGCCATCGACCGCATATCCGAAGAGTAATACGGAAAAATCATCGCTCTGCGCGTATCTGTAAACTCCCGATTTAGACAGATCTACAGACGAAAAAGTCTCTATATCGATTGATAAAGTCTTCATAAATGCCCCTATCTCCGGTTATAGGGTGATAGGAAACCCTACCACCCCTTTCCGGTTAATACTTAATATCCGAGCAAGCCGTCATCACCATCGGGCAGTTCGTCAAAGTCATCTTCTGCTTTGCTCTTGCCACCGAGAGGTTCGCCGTCACGGACTTTCTGAATGTTGCCGAGTCCGCAAGCGATGCCCTTGTTGCCGTTCGAGTTGAACGCATAGAAGTTGATGGAAACTCGAGCATAAACACCGCTGTACACTTCGCTCCTCTCAAGGATGGGCTGCACCTTCGTGTCTACGATCTGCGGAGCCGTGGGGCTGTTCGCATTGATGAAATACGAGTTGGCATATGCCTCGTCCTCGTCTCTTTCAACGTCACCGTCACGGAGAGGGAGTTTTAAAGCTGCCTTGTTGGGTTTCTTCCCGCCGAACTTGCCGATGCCCTCTTCGATAGCCGCATCAATGGCGGCATTTACCTTGGCGATGGTCTCGGTATCCGTTTTCGGAATGATGAGCGAAACGCTGTACTTCGGGGTCTGTCCCTCGTTGACTGCCTTGGGTTCCCACACGTTTGCATAGGAAAGTCTGACTACGCCGGTTACTACTTTTGTCTTGTTTTGTGCCATGATTTTTAATCTCCTTTTATTTCATTGAATTCGTTTTTTGGATCCGATACATTGATTGGATCACGCTTGTCTGTATCGGGAACGAGCGTGGGTTTGCCCTGGGGTTTTACCACGAAACCGCCGAGGATCTCTTGGAACTCTTTCTTGCCCATCAGCCGTTCCATCTCCGTGATGCTGATGAGACTCTTCTTGTAGATGTCTTGGTATCCTGCCTCGTTTGCCGCCTTTGCAATAGCCACCTCATCGGTATACTTGCGGACCGAGCGACCTTCCACCAGTTTGAAACCGCGCCACGTTTTGCCCGATAGCGCCGCATTAAGTGCGTACTCGGAAATCTCCTCGGCCCACTTCTTAATGTCCGGCAATTTGGCTAAAACGCCCTCGATCTCGGCATCCGTCAAAAGCGGAGGCAACTTGAACTCGCTCTGCGCGAGACGAAGTTTCTCTTCTGCCCTTGCGCGGCACTTTACCGATGCTTTGCAGAACTGACACCACTCGCCGGGACAGTAACTCCCCTCGCCTCTGAATGCCTTTTCCGCTTTGGGTCGCAGATCCTTGTCCGCCCACTTTTTGAGCCTGGGAACGGTGATCTCCCAAGTGCTGACGTTCTCGCGTCTCGGCTGAAAGATGGTCATCTTCACTCGCTTGATCTCATACTTTTCGCTGAACTCTTTCAGAGCGCCCAAGGCATACAGTTTCATTTGCGGATTGTTCTCCGCCTCTACGAGGACACCTTGCCCGTACTTGAAGTCGATGATATGTAACCGACCTTTCGATACGATCAGGCAGTCACCGGTTCCGAAACCATCCGGGACGTACTCCGAGAAGTCCAGCCTCTGTTCGATGAGAACGAGAGTGTCTTTGTCGCGCCGTCTCTCCTTCTTCACTTGCTCGAAAACGAAGTCTGCGTAATCGTCCGTATAGGCTTCCATCTCGTCATTGTCAAAGACGGAAGTAGGCCTATCACTGCGTAATTTCAACTTTCGCTTGAGCTTGTGTTCGCAGAGAGCGTGCGCCGCCGTTCCTTCGGCTGCCGCAGTTGACCCCCTATCCTCAAACTCCAATTCGAGTCTTGCGGATGGGTTACAGTTCAGCCATCGGTGCGAAGCGGATGCCGATAAAATTGCGTGTTTTTCAGCCGGCATTCACTTCACCTCCTTCGGCCGCTCCTTCGAGAATGGTTATCCCTTGGACGGAATCGCCGGGGACGATGATGGTGACCTTTCGTGTGGTACCGAAGAGTTTCTTCATCAAGCGCTCCTTCATCGAGACCGTTTTGCAAGTGACGATGCCCTTCTCGTCGGGTTTGCTTGAAACACTGATCTGAATTTTGTGTTCCATTTGCCTTTTCCTCCTTTGAAGAGCGGTTCGTTTTTTTGTTGCCCTTCACTGTATGGAGAAAAAGGGGTCTGTTTTTTAGGTGTCTTGGAAAAAATTTTTTATCTTTTTTTTCACGAACTCGATGGACTCCCAAACCGAGATGTATGAAGTGCCTTCTTCCCTGGCAATTTCGGTAATACTCATACCATCCATCAGCTTTTCCACCCGCTGACGTTGCTTGGGAGTGAGCGTGGAGAGAAACCTCTGTACTTCCTTCTCTTCCTCTTCTTGCATCACCATTCGTTCCGGGGAGTAGGTATCATCCGCAAAGACCTCCCCCTCGTACTCCAAGGAGTCGATGCTTACCGGGCAGTGATACCGACACTTGCGTTCGTAATTCGCTTCTTCCCTCTCGAGCGCGATATAGCACGCACCCGTTTCATCGTTGACTTCGATCTCGCTGATCGTTCCGTCTGCAAATTGATACTTGATTTTCATTGTTTTACCTCCGTTTTTACTTTCGTCTGAGCTAAAGCAACTCGGAGGTAAGCCGAAAAAGAGCGTGACAAAAAAGACTGCACTTCGGACGGATTTCTCCGTGTCGCTTTGCAGCTGTCCGCTCAATAGTCAGCTGTTATTATTCAGTTGTACCGCCCCCGGCATCGAGCCTTCCGTGATCGGTGGAAGTACCAAAGGGTGGTTAAGGGCAAAAAAATAACCCGACTGACTGAACTGAATCAATCAATCGGGTTTGCCGGGGCATAAAGAAAATGACCTAACGAACTCAGCCCGATCCAACATTGAATCAGTCCCTGTCCGTCAGGTCATTCCATTACTTACAATGACTCATAAACGTACACATCTTTTCGGCTTTGTGCGGTCGGGGTTTCATTGCTCCTGCCGGTTCCGCATCTACGACCGAATAAGATAATTAAAATGTTTATTTTGTATTAAGTTGTCGAGGGTTTTAACTCCAATCCCTCTTCGTTGATTACGGATATCACTTTGCCGTTTGCCACCTCGACCGTCACGGTCTTCTTGCAGGTCGCGCAAAACACCTCGACGCTGCTCCCGGTCTTCGCTCGGCAGAGTTTCTTACCGCAAATAGGACAAGTTCCATATAGTTTATTTTCCATAAAACATCTCCTTTCTCCCTAACACCTCATTCCTGGGATTTACCGACATACTTGTGCGGTTGGGAAGTCCTACACTTATGTACGGCACATGACGTGCATTAATAATGGTTACCAATCGTTACCCCTCTATCGCGCTGATGGTCTTCCGACCCGCAAATGCAGAGTGCTTTGCCATGCGTGTGAGCATCTCCGGGGTATAGACCGGTACTTTTACTGTTTCTATAAAATCGAAAAAACCGACCTTTTCTTTGCAATGCTCACATTCCATCCAACCCTCCGTCTCTTCGAGGTTCAGATTTTTATTTAATGTCCCGCATATTGGGCAAATTTTATCGTATCCTTTCATATTTTCACCCCCATATCCATTATTTCCATATCGTATATATCATCGAAGTACACCTTGACCTCGCCTAACCATAAGACTCGATACACCTTGTCTATCTGCGTGATCGTGCCTTTCTGCTCAATGTCGTGAAAGCAGCAGTAGTGCGATATCCAAACTCTCATCCCCCGGTCTGCCCGGTTCAAGAGTATCGATAGTTTCTCTTGGGTCTCTTCAGACACACCATGTCTCTCTACTCGGTTGTGTCGTTCTTCCCGATCCTGGAGCGCCTCTTTCAGCCCTTTCATCGCATCGAACGGCATAAATTGTTTAGCTCGGTCTTTTCGGGTCATCAT